AAAACAGAGGAGATAACATTTTTGTATTAGATCCAGTAGCTTACAACAAAACAGTTTCTACAGTAGTAGCTCAAGCATCAGCTAGAAATACTTCATATGCAGCTGAATACTGGCCATGGTGTCAAGTTGTTGATCCAAGCACAGGAAATATTGTTTGGTGCCCAGCTTCAACAGTAATTGCAGGTGTTTATGCTTATAATGACTCAGTAGCTGAGCCTTGGTTCGCACCAGCAGGTATTAATCGTGGTGGTTTATCTCAAGTAGTTAGAGCAGAAATAAAATTATCTCAAACAAACAGAGATACATTATATACTGGAAAAGTAAATCCAATCGCTACATTCCCAGGTCAAGGTGTTGTAGTATACGGACAAAAAACATTACAAACAGCAGCATCAGCTCTTGATCGTGTAAATGTTAGACGTTTGTTAATATCATTAAAATCATATATTTCTCAAGTAGCAAATAACTTAGTATTTGAACAAAATACAATTGCAACAAGAAATAACTTCTTATCACAAGTAAATCCATATTTAACTAGTGTTCAACAAAGACAAGGTTTATATGCATTTAAAGTGATTATGGATGATTCTAATAATACACCTGATGTAATTGATAGAAATGAATTAGTAGGTCAAATTTATTTACAACCAACTAAAACAGCTGAATTCATTTACTTAGACTTCAATGTTACACCAACTGGAGCAAGTTTCCCAGCATAAAGAAATAGATTTCTTCCCCTCCAAAAGAGGGGAAGATTTTTTAAAAACTACATATTTATAATAAAATAAAAACAAAAATAAAATGGCAATATTAGATCCAAACGAAATGTTCTTTACAGCTTTTGAACCGAAAGTAAAAAATCGATTCATTATGTATGTAGATGGAATTCCTTCATATACTATTAAAAAAATTGGTGCTGTAGAAGTAACAATGGATGAAATTACTTTAAATCACATTAACGTTTACCGTAAAATTAAAGGTAAAGCTAAATGGGGAAGTATTGATATGACATTATTTGATCCTATTACTCCATCTGGTGCTCAGTCAGTAATGGAATGGGTACGTTTACACCATGAATCAGTTACTGGTCGTGATGGTTATTCTGATTTTTATAAGAAAGATGTAACTATTAACGTATTAGGCCCTGTAGGTGATATCGTATCTGAATGGATTATCAAAGGTGCATTTATTACTAAAGCGAATTTTGGTGATTACAGCTGGGATGATGAATCAGCAGCTCAAGAATTATCAGTAACGCTTGCAATGGATTATTGTATCTTAAACTTCTAAAAAAATAAATTTAAAAGAGCTCACCTTAAACTTGGTGAGCTCCTTTATCCTTCGTATATTTATCACAAAACAAGTTACATTAAATAAAAGCTATGGAAAAAAACATCCCAACAGAGATCATTGACTTACCTTCAAAAGGTTTATTATATCCATCCGAAAATCCATTATCAAGTGGAAAAGTAGAAATGTGTTATATGACTGCTAAACATGAAGATATTTTAACTAATCAATCTTATATTCAAAAAGGTAATGTATTAGATAAATTATTACAAGCATTAATAGTCTCAAAAATAAATTATAGTGATTTAATTACAGGTGACAAAAACGCTATTATGGTAGCAGCGCGTGTTTTAGGATATGGTAAAGATTATACATTTGATTATAATGGAATTGAATATAATATTGATTTAACTCAAATTGATAATAAACCATTTGAACATTCTAATAAAGGTATAAATGAATTTAGCTATACTTTATCGTCTACCAACACAAACATTACTTATAAAATCTTAACTCATGGTGATGAACAAAAAATACAAGCTGAATTGGATGGCCTTAAAAAAATTAATATTAACTCATCTCCAGAACTTTCCACACGTTTAAAATATCTTATCACTTCAGTTAATGAAGATCGAGAAACAAAAACAATTCGAGAGTTTGTTGATAACCATTTACTTGCTCGAGATTCACGAGAATTAAGAAAACATATTAAAGAAAACCAACCCGATGTTGATTTAACTTTTTTTCCCACCAGTGATTCAGCTAGAGTCGATATACCAATTGGGATTAAGTTTTTTTGGCCTGACCTCTAGTACTGCTCCAATAGCAAGATCTAATTTATTTACCCAAATCCATGAAATATGTTTTCATGGTAAAGGTGGATATGATTGGAATACAATATATGGGATGCCACGTTGGCTTCGTTTATTTACATATAATAAGATTAAAGAATTTTATGATAAAGAAAATGAAGCATCTGAAAATGCCTCAAAAAGTGGAGGTAATACATCTACATTAGTAGATTCATCTGGTAATGTTAATCGTAGTGCATGGAATGGTGTTTCTAAACCTGTAACACCCGGCCCTAAATCCAAAACTTCTTATAAGTAGTCAATATTTATAATAAATCAACATTTTAAAAGATGGCTAATCAAATGTCCGCTGCCGATATGGCAGAACTTGAAAAAAAACTTAAAAGAATTGAAGAATTATCTAAAAAATTCAATTCTAATATTAATACTCTTAATCTTCAACCCTTAGAAGACAACGCAGGAGCTATTGAAGCAATTTTTGAAAGTTTAGAAGATAAATTAGCTCAAGCAAGTAGAAATACTGATTATTTAGTTGATAGTTTTAAAGATCTAGTAAATGAAATAAAAAAATCAAGAAGTGGTTTAGGAGATGCAACTAAAAGTTTAAAAAGCCTTACTACTATATCTGAAGAACTTGTAAACCATCAAAAGGGTTACAATGAATTATCTTCTAAAGATTTAATAAAACTTCAAGAAAAAGTTAAAATTGAAAGAGCACGTCTTACTAGTACATCACAACGATTAGAAGATGAAGCATATGAGTTAACTTTGCAGAAAAATAGCAATGATTTTGCTAGAATGAGTGTTAAGGAACAACAAGCACTATTAAATAAACTTAATCAAACAAAATTAACTCAAGAATCAATTAATAATTTATTATCTAATCAGGATATTACATTAAGTGATCTTAATACTGAATTAGCTAAAGAAGTTAAACTAGCTACAGAACTAGAAAAAAAATTAGGTTTAACTAAAGTAGCATTAGATGGTATTAATAAAATACCATTTTTAAATGGTGTTATTGATACTAATAAAGCACTAGATGCAGCTAAACAAAAAATTAAAGAAGGAGGAAGTAGAACCCAAGCATTTGGAGCAGCTTTTTCAACTGTTGGAAAACAAATTGTAACACATTTATCTGATCCTTTAGTAGTTGTAGGTTTTTTAGTAACAGAACTGATATCTGCATTTAAATCAGTAGACTCGGGAATTGGAGACTTAGCTAAAGGTTTTGACATGACTTATAATAGCGCAGCTAATTTAAGAAATGAATTAAATAGTATAGCAAATACATCATTAGACGCTGCTGTAACAACTAAAGGTTTACAAGAATCAATGATGGCTATTGGTCAAACATTAGGTTCTAATGCTAGATTAAATGATGCTGATTTAGTAACTTTTACTAAATTAAGAGAACAAGCTGGATATACTAATGATGAATTAGCAGGTATTCAAAAATTAACTTTAGCCACAGGTGGAAATTTAGAAGATAATACTGCATCATTTTTAGGTAGTGTAGCAGCATTAAATGGTCAAAATAAATTAACAATAAATGCTAAACAACTCTTAAAAGAAGTAGCTAATACTTCTGATTCTATTAAATTATCAATTGGGGGAACAACAGAAAAATTAGCAGAAGCAGCATTTAAAGCAAAACAATTTGGTATTAATTTACAACAAGCTGATCAAATATCATCAAATTTATTAGATTTTGAATCATCAATAGCTAATGAATTATCAGCAGAATTAATTACTGGTAAAGATTTAAATTTAGAAAAAGCAAGATTATTAGCTTTAAATGGTGATATAGCAGGTGCGTCAGCTGAAATTCTTCAACAAGTAGGAGGTACAGCTGAATTTTCTAAAATGAATCGTATTCAACAAGAAGCAATTGCTAAAGCAACTGGTTTAAGTAGAGATGATTTAGCAAAATCTTTAATGGATAAAGAAGCATTAACTAAACTCTCAGGTGTTGAAGGTAAAGATGCTCAAGAAAAATATAATAACTTAGTAAAACAATATGGTGTAGAAGAAGCTAAAAAACGTTTAGGAGATGAAGCATTAGCTAATCAATTTCAACAACAATCAGTACAAGAACGATTTACACAAACTATTGAGAAATTAAAAGAGGTATTTATATCATTACTCTCTCCTTTAATGCCAGTATTTGATGTATTTGCTGATATTATGGGAGTTGTAGGCCCGATAGTTGGAATTCTAGGTCAAGCAGTTAAATTTGCAATAGAATTAGGTAAATATCTACTCCCAGTTTATGGTATATTTAAAGGTATTCAACTTGCTCAAAAAATAAGTTTAACTCAAAGTGTAGCCCAATATTCTATATCTAAACTTCAAAAAACAGAAGATATGGGGATTAATGCTGTGCGACTTTATAGAAATAGTATAGAAAAAGAAGGATTAATTACAAAAATAGCATATAATGCTCAATTATTAATAGGTTTAATAAGAGAACAAGGACTAAATGGATTAAAACTATTTGCCAATACTTTAGATGACAAAAGTGTAGCTAAAAAAATAATATTAGGAGCATTAGCTATGAAAGATGCAGCTATTGAGAATTTTAAAACTGGAAGGATGATAGCCCAAAGAGGAGCAGCTTTAGGATACAATGCAATATTATTAGCTAGACAAGCTATATTAAGTGGAGAATTAGCAAAAGCAGTTGGTATAGCCGCAGCATATGCTATAGCTAATCCATTAATGGCTTTAGTTGGTTTAGCAGTAGCAGCGGGTGTAGGAGCATTAGTATATTCTCAAATGAAAGATGGTATTATTGATCCTAATAAAGGCCCAGTTCTTTCAGGTGGCTTTGGTTCAGTTCAATTAGATCCTAAAGATAAAGCAATGTATGGAGCTGATGGTGCAATAAAAGTAGGTACTAATTTAGGTGGTAAAGGAAGTGGAGCTTCTTCTCAACAAGATAATTCAGCACTTATAAATGAAATGAGAGCAATGCGTCAAGAACAATCTAGATCAAACAATAAACCAGTAATAGTAGAAAATAGCATGAATAGTACTAAATTTGGAACGTCAGTTGCTATGAATACATATAAGGTTCAATAATTAATAATATTTATAATAAATTAAAAACAAAATAAAATGGGACTTTTAGATAAATTAGCAACAGCAGGTTCACCACTATCATATGGTAGCGGCACAACTCCAGTAACTAACCCTGGAGCAACACAATCATCAAAACTTCATACTAATGGTAACCAACCAGGTTATTCATTAAATGGAAATGATTTTGCGGCTGTTAACACAGCATTCCAAGCATATAATGATGGGGTAATTAATATATTACCTTTACCTTCATTTTTAGATTTAAACGGAGCAACACCATCAAAGTATACTGATAGTCTACCAGGATAATGGGCTTAATAAACCTTCAAACCAATCTTAAATCTCTTAAGTTTGGGAATGATAGGATTGGTGGTGGAAATAGTAAACAACCATACATTCAAACTCCCATTCCTGAAAAACTAGGGGAATTTGGTTATTTAAACCAAGATTTCATCTTAAGGGGTGGAACTAAAGCTATAACCGATTCTGCTTTAGATGTAGTAAGACTAGGCAAATATTTTACAGATTTAAGAAATCCAAGTGGTCTATTATTTACTATAAAACAAAATTTACTTTCTAGAATGGCTGTTCGCACTCAATCGAGTGGAAGAATACTAAATGAAGGCATTTATACCCCTTTATCTACATTAGTTGAAGCTGGAGGAGTAGCATTTGGATTACATGTTAATAAACAAGGTTTAAATCCATTTGGTGGAATTGGAGGAATAAATACATATTCTGATACAATTAGATTAGCCAAAGATGAATCAGTTTTTGATTCTCATGATAAATTATCAGTATTATATGGATATAAAATTCTTAACGATGAATCAACTTTATCTTTTCTTAATGGTATAAAAGTTAACTCAGGTGAAGTAAATGTTTTAAGTTATCAAGGTGGTCCTGGATCTATTTTAGGTATTGGTAATACAAATATTAAATTTGCAGATCAAAGAACTGGATTAAATAATCCAAATTATGGTAAAAATAGTAAATATCAAGCCGAAAAAAGAAATATTGAAGCTAATTATAATAACGCTTTAGGATTATCAGTTTCTAGTTCATTCTCAGGAAGTTTAAATTCTGCACTGTACTCAGGTATAAATAATCAAGGTCAAATAATATCATTACATGCTGATAATCAACTTATAAATAATGTTGTTGTAGGTGGAGATGTTAGAGCATATCAAAGTATATTTGCTCTTTCAAAAACCAATAGGACTGGAATTAGAGATAGTATAAAATTGCCTTTAGGAGCATCTAAATCATATAATTTTTTACACCCAGAAGCAATTACTTTATTAACCCCAGATGATAATATAGTATATAAAATATCTGCCGATCCTCACTATCAAACAAAAATACAAACTACTGGATCAAGTTCTACTGGGTTTTTAGATAGTAGTAAGATTGAAAAAGATATTAAATTACCAATTGGACTTACAACTGCTAGTTATGGTAAAGTAATATTAACAAAACAAGCTATTTTATCAAGTGTAAATGGTAGTGGAAGTAATTATTATTATGCTCTTAAATCACCTACAAATACAAAAGTAAATTTTGTTACTTATGATAAAAATCAAATAAGACAAGCCCAACCAGTTACAATACCTGGAGGAAAAATAATAGATTTTAGACAAAATTTAAAACTTAATAATTTAATTCAATCAGATAAATTATTAGTACCTTCTCCTCAAATTAATTATTCAGGAGAGAAAAAATTAGAAACAAGAACTAAATTAGGTGAACCAGGAAATAAAACGGGAAAAAATTTAACATCATATACAAATGGATCAAATCCCGGACAAGTATTTGGTTATTCAGGAGGAAATGCATCTAGTGGTTCATATGATATAATTAATGCTTTACCTATCTACTCAGATACTACACCTGATGACAAAAATGGAAACGATTTAGTTAAATTTAGAATAGGAGTTATAGATAATGATCAACCCGATAAAAAAACTTATATTCATTTTAGAGCTTTTTTAAATCAAATATCAGACGGTTATACAGCTGATTGGAGTGGTACTAAATATATAGGAAGAGGTGAAAATTTTTATACTTACAATGGTTTTGACAGAAAAGTTTCATTATCTTGGACTGTAGCTGCTCAATCAAAAGCAGAACTTATTCCAATGTATAAAAAATTAAATTATCTAGCTTCAATATGTGCCCCGGATTATAGTATTAATGGGTATATGAGAGGTAACTTAGTAACATTAACTATTGGAGGATATTTTTTTGAACAACCAGGTATTATAACAGGATTTAATTATGAAATGAATGATGATAATGCTACTTGGGAAATTGGTTTAAATGATAGTGGTGGTTCTGATAATAATGTTAAAGAATTACCTCATATTATAAAAGTTAGTGGATTTAATTTTATCCCTATTCATACATTTGTACCAAGAAAACAATTAGTAGAATACAACCCAGATGGAAATGTATTAACAGATAAAAATAAGTATGGCCCTGAAAGATATATAGCATTAAGTAATGGAGATAATAATAATTATGGTCCTGTAGCTTTACATACTGTACCTAAACCTATTCCACCACCTGATCCAAACCCTAATCCAAATCCAAATCCAACATCCCAAAATTCTTCAAATTTACTAGCAGTATCTACTTTTAATGTAACACCTGTATCTAATGGTCAAGGTGGGACCCCAACAGTTATAGTAGATAAAACATATGACTGGAATATTGGTAACAACAAAGTTTATATTGATCCAAACGGTAAAGAAATTGCAAATCCATAATGAATAGATATCAGCCCATAAGAATTATACAAACGGATAAAAAACCAAATTATCAAACTACTCGATACCCCGAAGTACCGTTGTCAGATAATGATACTTATGTTTATACGTCGCAAGGAGATAGATTTGATGTATTAGCAAATCAATATTATGGAGATCAATCATTATGGTGGATTATATCTATTGCTAACACAGCAGTAGCAGGAACGTCTTTACCTTCAGATTTACCTCAAGATTCATTAATTATACCTGAAGGAATACAAATACGAATACCAGCTAATTATGCTGATGTTTTAAATAGTTTTAAACAATTAAATAGTTTTTAAAAATGAATTTACTAGGAGAAGGATTCCCGGATGAAATAATAGGTCAGATTGAACAAAGACAAAAAGTTTACGGTTCAGGTTATCTAAATAGTGTAAGAACTCCTGATGAATTAATTTATTTAAATGCTAACACAGCTTGGTGTAAATTAGTTTCATCTACAAACATAGACCAGCTTAATGTTATCAATAATCCAACTATAAAAAAGTTAGGTCTTACAGGATCTGAATTAGCTAAAAAGTTTGTTTTATTTAATGGTACTTCAGATCTTACTACAAATGAACCTAGAGGAGGAATAAATGATGTAGATAGTCTTTTAGGAGTAAGTAGAAATAATACTAATTCAGCTTACGGGATAGGAGGAAATGAATTTGGTATCAATCCTATGATGGGTATCCAAACAGTATCTGTTACTCATGAAAATAGAGGATCTTTAAGACAGGCATCTGTTAAAATGAAAGCATTTAATAGAGCACAAATGGAAATCATTGATGTTTTATACTTACGTTTAGGATACTCAGTTCTTTTGGAATGGGGTAATTCAATGTATTTTGATAATAGTGGAGTTTTACAAACTAATCCAGATGTTAGTTTGGCTTACGACTTTTTAGAGGGTAAAATATCATATAATACTTTTCTTCAAAAAATAGAAGGTAATAGATTAAAATCATTAGGTAATTATGATGCAATGTTTGCTAAAGTTAAAAATTTTAGTTGGTCATTTCAAAAAGATGGAAGCTATGATATTACTGTAGATTTAATAAGTAGTGGAGACATAATTGAGTCTTTAAAAATTAATGCTATTATAGAAGATACATTAAGCACTGATATTACAAAACCAGAAGAAAAACCAACAGATGATGGAGAATTAATTGATTTTTATGCTAAAAAAAGTTCAATAGGACAATTTTTCTATTATTTAAAATTTCAATTAACAGATGGAGTAGGAGTAAAAGGAACTAAAACTGATGATTCATTAACATTTTCATTTGCAGATATTACCTCAGCAACTACTCAAGAACAAAATAGTGGTATAAACACAACAAATACTATTATAAAAAATGTAAATTTTGTATCACGAACAACAGATTATATATTTGGAACTAATATTATAGATAATCTCCTTACAATACCTCTTACAACAGAAATATCCCCAGAAATGTTTCAAGTTTATGATAAACAAGGTAATAAACTAAAAGTTGTAGATGCTATATCTATCCCATGGGATGATAAAGATGGAGATGATGAAACATATTATATTAGATTAGGTACATTTTTAGCATATATCCAAAATTATTTAGTTCCTAAGTCTGTTACAGCTAATGCTGATTCAAAAAATTATGCTCCATTATTGAATGTTGATTACGATCAAAATACAAATTTAATGTATGCTTATAAATGGCAAGTAGGAGTAGACCCAAGAATTTGTGTTGTTGGAAGAGAAATAAATATATTACAAGGATTAATTTGGGAAACAATGGAAGGTGTATCGTTTTCAGGTGATTGTTCTCCATTTATTGACCCAGATTATAGTTCACCAGGATTAGAGTATGGTAACATTATGAATATATATGTTAGTATGGCATTTATATTAAATAAAATTGATGAGTTAAAAGATTCTAAAAATAAAACATCACTATTTGATTTATTAAAAGGAATATTAGATGGTATAAATGAGGGATTAGGTAGTTTAAATGCTTTAGAACCAATTATAGATGAAACATCAAATACTATTAAAATAATTGATGCTAATCCGCTACCTAATAATGAGGAAGTAATGATTAAAATTAATGGGTTTTATCCTGAATATATTACTATGTCTACTAGATTAGCTTCATTTGATTTATATGGATATAACTCAACAGAACCTGATGCTTCTATTCCTACATATAATGGAGCAGGACATGCCTCATTTATTAAAGATTTTAATTTTGCAACAGAAATAACCCCAGAATTAGCTACAATGATAACAGTTGGAGCGGCAGCAAATGGATCAGTAGTTGGAGCTGAATCAACAGCATTATCTAAATTAAATGTTGGGTTAAGTGATAGATATAAAAAAGAAGTATTAGATATTTATGAATTAAGAAAAAAACAACAAGAACAACAACAACAAATTGCAAATACTTTAGTTTCTGAATCATTAGAACTAGGTGCTCTTAAAATAAGATATAATAAAACACTATCTGATTATTTTGATTGGTTAGAAGAATTAAGTGACGCAGTATCTGAACCTACAATGAATGTATCAGATGTAGATGCTTATAAAGGTACTATACTTAATATTAAACAAATGGAAGATCAAATAGCGGCTAAATCATATAGTCTTAATCTTCTTAGTAAAGGAATAGACCCTAATGATCCACTTCAAGCACAATCATTAGCTACAGGTACTGGATTTATTCCATTTAATTTATCTTTAACAATGGATGGATTATCAGGAATGAAAATATATAGTAAATTTATAGTTGATACTGATTTTTTACCTTCAAATTACCCAGAAAATGTTGAGTTTTTAATTAAAGGAGTTACTCATGATATATCAAATAATAAATGGTTTACTAAAATAGAATCATTTTGTATATCTAAAGGTAAATTTAATGAAGTACCAACTTCACCTTCTAATGTAGCTGGATTTAAAACTGGACCTACTATAACATATTTAACTGGTGATAAAACAACTCCATCAGATAATGTATCTTCAACTTGTGGTCCATCAGTAACAGCTGTATCTCCAAAATCATTTGATAATTTAAAAAATTCAAAATATACCAATGCTTTTAATAAAGCATTATATAATACTTTTAGAGGTGGAAAAGGAGAACCAGGTATGTGTTCTAAATATACTTATTCAATTGCTTCTGCCCTTATAAATAGTTTAAAAAATCAAGCTCCTGGTCCTCAATTTTTAAGTGGAAAAGGTAATGCTAAAGATACATCAACAAGAACCTTTTTATCATCATTAGGATATACTGTAACTAAAGCAGGAGAAAATTTAAGTAAACCTGCAATACAACAATTACTTAATTCCCAAACATATAACATAGGTGATATTGTTATATATTGGGCAAAAGACGGAAATCCACAAGATAGTCAAAATAAATATGGTCATATAGAAATATATTCTGGAAAAGTTTGGAATCCATATAATTATAATAAATCACAAACAAATTTTGTTTCATCAGTTCCTGACAATTATACTCTTAATCCATTTGTTTATGGAAAAGCTAATAAGAATTGTTGGGTAGTTTATATATGTAGAGTACCTAATATTTAACAAATATGTATTATCCTCAATCTCAAATAACTTCTAATCTGTATACTAACGGAAGTGAGTTTATGTATCTTAAAACTGGATTAGAATATATAGGAGATTATTTTAAAATTTCAACTGGAAAGTATTATACTGGTAGAACACCACAAGATGCTCCAAATGAAGAAATCATTAAATCTACATCAGATAGAAGTCAAGTAATATTAGATCCATCTTATTCTTCTACTATATCTGAAGTTGCTTTAGCATATGATGCTCCATATGTTTATGATGAAAATCTATATAATGAAAATGAAATTTTAACTTACTTAAGTTTAAAAAAGATTTCTATAATTAAACCACCAACTACTATAGTTCCATCCTACTCAGCTACCTTACCAACACAACAAGACTATCAAAACACAGAATTTAGAAGATATTTTTGTAAAAAAGCAAATGAAATAATATACTTAGAAATAAGTAAAGAAACTTACGATAAATTAGTAGCACAAGATCCTCAAATCTTATTTTCACTATATATTCCTTTTAATTTACCTTGGCAATTAACAGGCGATAGAGAGCAAGTATATAAAACAAATAAAAATATAACTGAATTAGCGTCAGTAAGACAAAATTTACCAATGTTAGCAGAATATTTAAAAATGAATTTTACTAAATACTATAAATAATGATTAAACTAATAGATATATTAAGAGAAATTAACGAAGGTAAACAAGTAGGAGATATATACCATTATACTTATTTAAGACAACTACCTTTAATTTTAAAATCAGGTAAATTACGTCCTTCTCCTGCAAGACTTGAAAAAAAAGGATATATATCTTTTTCAAGAGACAGAGCTTTAGGAACAACATTGGGTCCAGATAGAACTCAAGTAAGAATTACTATAGACGGAGATAAATTATCAAATAAATACAGTATATCTCCTTACGCACAATTAAAACCAGAAACTAAACGTGATAAAGAAAATTGGGTAGCTCCATTTTCAAGAGAAACCCAAGATTCTGAATCTGAGTTAGTAATACCTTCTAAAGAATATGGAGGTTCAATTGATATTTTGTCTTATATTAAAAAAATAGACATAATTGATATGAATGAAAGTGAATTTAGTGTAGGTGGAAGTAATTTTAAAGATTGGAAGAAAGAAATAGAAAAATTAAATAAAACTTTAAACATACCTATTGAATTTCATAAATTAAAAAATTATGATAGCGATTCTGATGATTCATTTTGGTCACCTCAAAGAAATAAAACAGTAAAATAAAGACATACGGATTAGGACCGTTATAGCTGCGGCTATGAAAGCACCCGACGACTCGCTATCTAGGGTGCTTTTACTTTTTAAGTTAGGATACCAAAAATATATTTAGTATATTTAATTAAAAATAAAGGTTATGTTTTTCGTTGTCGAAACTAATGAACAATTAGGAGAATTATTCAATAAAGGATATGATAAAGTATTTGTAGAACCAATATACTTTAATGACAACGTTCACCCATCATTTAATTATGTGTCTTTACTGTATATTAAACCGTTAAACAACGATAAAGGCTATATGGTATGTCTTCATCATACTGAGGCTTTAGCGCTGGAGAAAACGTTTATCAACCGCTTACTAGCATCATATAGTGAAATATATGTGCGAGATAGAAAAACATTTATATATGCTTTTCCTGTAAAGAATGTAATAGATATATCATTTAATACACCTGAATTTACTGAGCCGAATACTCATGCTTATGACTTTTTTTATCAAAGACATGGTGATAAAGATGATGTAAATACAATTATACCTTTAGTTAAACACTATGAAAAATGTGAAATAGTGTACAACAATGTGAAAAAATATTGTGTTGAGGTTGGCAATGTGAAATTTTGTACTAAATTAACAAACATATTTTCAGCAATTGAAAGGAATGGAATTAAAATAAATAAAGATGTATTTAACCAATTTTTTAAACCAAATAATGAACTATTTTCTATACAAGATAATACAATATACACACAGTATAATTTATATACTACAACCGGAAGGCCTTCCAATAGCTTTAACGGTATCAATTTTGCAGCATTAAAAAAAGATGATGGATGTAGAGAAGCATTCATACCAGAAAATGACTGTTTTATTGAAATAGATATAAATGCTTACCATCCAACATTAGCAAGTCATTTAGTTGACTATGATTTTGGAGATGAAACACCTTATCAATACTTTGCTAAAGAGGCTGGTATTGAAATAGATGAAGCAAAAATATTAATGTTTAGACAGTTATATGGTGGTATTTACAAAGAGTATCAACATATAGAATACTTTCAGTTAATACAAAAGCATACAGATAAGTTATGGAATGAATTTAAAACAAATGGATTTATAGAGTGCCCAATTTCAGGACATAAACTTACAAATAGTATAAAGGAAATGAATCCACAAAAACTATTTAATTATACATTACAAAATTTAGAAACATCAACAAATGTATTGATTTTATGGGATATTATGATGTTATTAAAAGGTAAAGTATCAAAAATAGTATTGTACACTTACGATTCAATATTAATAGATTACTGTGAAGATGATGACATATTAGAAGAAATACAACAAGCATTTACAAAATACAATTTACGAACCAAAACAACAAAAGGCCATAATTACGGCAACATGAGATAATATTATGGAACAAATCGCGTTTGACACCTCAGTTGATATTTATAATAGATACGACTATAATACAACTGATAGTGACTTTATGAATAACAGACTATATGCTACTTTTACGCAGCAGAACTCATTAGATGAACTAATTATTCATTTATCAACTACATATACAATCATGTATAAAAAAATGTTTGTGCTTTTTGTTAAGTCAACTAATGAATACGTCGTTACCTACAATGTAGAGCAAGGTAACGTTAGTTCAATCCCCGCTAACACAATATTAGTACACCGCAAAAAAGAATCAAATACTTTATATACAATTAACGCACTTAATGATTTAATTAAAAAATTAAACAATGGCGTTGTTGATCCATCTTACCGCATAGACTGGCAACACTATAAAAATTGTGTATTGCTAACCCAACACGGAGACGTTAAACAATTGAATACAAAGATATTTAAAATAGTAGATCTTTAATCATGATTAAATTAATTAATTTACTAAAAGAGATTTACGATAAAAATTTAGTAGGCTCAGAATATGGAGAAGGAGGACAACATATTATATACAATTATGGAAATGATAAAGTAATTAAGTTTAACCATGAAGGAGGTGAAATCGGATATAACCTAAAAATTTTCACAGAACACCCAGACATATTTCCTAAAGTTTATGATATGGGAGAAGATTATGCAATTTTAGAAAAATTAGATGATAATAAATTTGGAAGTGAAGTTTGGAAAATTAAAAGAATATTACATAATAACGCAAAAAGTCTTTCATCAGATACTCCTCCTAAAAATCCATATATTGCTAAATTACTTCAAAGATCTAGAATTACAGGCCCCGACTACTATGATAATGATATAACTGAATTAATATATGATAATTTAGAAGATAATAAATTAAAAGAGGAATTTCAAAAAGAACTACCAAGTGATTTATATGATTCTTTAATTAAAAATTATTATCCTTTACTTCAAAAAGTCAAAAATATATCATGGAATTCAAAACATAAAAAGGATGTAAATGATGAAAATTTTGGATATAATTCAAACGGAGAATTAAAAATGTTAGATATTTAATATTAATAAACCGTAACATATTTATAACATATAAACTAGTATCACACTACAGATAAAAGGCAGTTTCAAGAGCTTTGATAGCTAAATTTGGCCTACAGAAGAATAAGTAGTATATTTAAATAGTAAACAATAAAATAAAATAAATCATGGATTTAAAATCAATCAAAAACAAACTGGGTGCCTTACAGTCGCAGGGCAAATCAAAAGAAAAAATAGACTACACAAAGTCTTTATGGAAACCAAAACAAGAAGGTAAGTTTCAAATCCGAATTGTTCCATCAAAATTAGACAAAACCAATCCGTTCAAAGAAGTATTCGTACATTATGGTATGTCAAAATTCCCTATGTATGCACTTACAAATTGGGGTGAAAAAGATCCAATTGTTGAATTCGCAAAACAATTACAAAAAACAAACGACAAAGAAAATTGGAAGTTATCTAAGAAATTAGAACCTAAAATGCGTATCTTTGCTCCAGTAATTGTTAGAGGTGAAGAAGACAAAGGTGTTCGTCTTTGGGAATTTGGTAAAGAAATTTACATGCAATTATTAGGCATCGCTGATGATGAAGATTATGGTGATTATACTGATATAAATGAAGGTCGTGATTTTACTGTTGAAGCAGTAATGGGTGATATTGGTGGACGCCAAGGATTAAAATCATCAATTCGTATTAAACCAAAAACATCTCCATTAAGTGCAAGTAAAAATGATATTGAATTATGGTTAGAAGCTCAACCTGATATCTTAGAATTACAACGTAAGATTGAATTTGACAAAATGAAGGAATTACTTCAAAATTGGTTAAATCCAGAAGATGCAACTGAAGAAGTTGACGAAGTTGAGGAAGAAGCAGCACCAGCTAAAACAGTAGCTAAAAGTGACTTACCTTGGGAAGATCAAGATGAAACACCTGCACCTAAAAAATCAAATTACGAACTAAAAGTCCCAGCTAAAAAATCTAAAGCAGATAAATTTGACGCTTTATTTGAAAACGAAGACTAAAATCCAAAACTAAAATGGCTAAATCAAACGACAAAGATTCGTTAATGGAAGCAGTCTCTAAAGAATTAAAATCGAAATTCGATTTAAATAAATTCAAAGAGAAGAAATCATTAGGCGGAAATGTAAAGTTCAAAGAACAGAAGTGGATTCCTTTTTCACCTGCAATGCAAGAAGCATTGTCGATTCCAGGAATAGCTATGGGTCATATTAATATAGTACGTGGTGGTAGCAATACCGGAAAAACTACCACGTCTATAGAAGCAGCAGTATCCGCTCAGAAAATGGGTGTATTACCTGTTCTTATTATTACTGAAATGAAACACAGTTGGGAGCATTGGCAAACAATGGGTTTTGAAATGAATGAAATAAAAGATAATGATGGTAATTTAGTTGATTATGATGGATTCTTTATTTACAAAGATAGAGGAAAATTAAATTCAATTGAAGATGTAGCTGACTTTATTATTGATATTCTAGATGAACAAGCAAAAGGTAACTTACCATATGACTTATTATTTTTATGGGATTCAGTAGGTTCAATTGCATGTAGAATGAGTATTGATCAAGGTAAAAACAACCCAATGTGGAATGCAGGAGCAATTGCAACTCAATTTGGTAATTTTATCAATCAACGAATCATTTTATCTAGAAAAGAAGAAAGTAAATATACAAATACGTTCTTGATTATCAATAAAACTGGAGTAGCACCAGCTGAAAACGTATTCTCACAACCGAGAATGACTAATAAAGGTGGTAATACATTCTATTATGATGCTTCATTATGTTTAACTTTTGGTAATGTCACTAACAGTGGTACATCAAAAATTAAAGCACAAAAAGAAGGTAAAGACGTAGAGTTTGCTTTAAGAACAAAAGTAGCTTGTGATAAAAATCACGTAAACGGAATCACTACAAAAAACACAGTTATCAGTACAGTACATGGTTTTATACCTGACGACCCTAAAGAAGTTGCCAAATATAAAAAAGAGCATTCACATGAATGGGCTAGCATATTAGGAGAAGGTAATTACAAAACTGTAGAAGACAAC